ATGCCTTCTATAATTGGTGGTTTTCAGGTTGCTAAGGGAACACAATTTTTACATAATTGTAGTTTTACCATACATAAGCATGGAACTTATTTAATTATTTTTAATGCTTCATCTAGCCTACCTGGAAACATGGAAGTTACTTATTATCTTTGTCGTAATATGGATCGCATTCCTGGTGCTACTTCACAATGTGCATCAGGAATGACCTGTCAACAGCCATTTATATTTCCAAGCAATATTTCCATAATTCAACATTTACACAAATATGATGTTATAGATGTAAAAATAATGATTGTGAGTGGTATACAAAGTGATAGCATTGAAATTGGCAATACTATATTAACGGTGCAACCCATATGAATATATGTAATAAATGTTTAAACAAGTTTGATAGATATTGGCATAGCAATTATAAGATGTTACACATTTGTGAAAATTGCATGAAACAACTCGTATTAATTAATCCAAAATTATCAGATGGATATGATTTTGTTGAACCCGAAAGTAATGAAGATAACGAATATGATTGTGGTTGTTGATAATATTAAACAAATTTGATCTATTTTCGGCATTTCTATTATACTAATTAGAGCGTAACTCTAAGGGTCGCTTCCTTTCTGGCGTATAGTGAGCTTCGCCTACTCGCGACGTATAAAATAAGCCTCGTCAACTTAAGTTAAAGTTTAGCAACTTAAAGCTTAAGGATTGTATGTCTATAACAACTACAAGTACCCTTCCGGCTCCGGTTCAGCAAAGTTTTAGTTACAAACTACTTTCTGTACCTGTGCCAAATATGATTCATAAAATACCCGCTATGAAGAAGAATATGCCGCGTAATGGTGGTACCACTCTTCGTATGCGTAGGTATAATCCATTAAACACTGCAATGGTTCCACTAGGGAATTCCGGTGTTACACCTCCACCGCAAAATTTGACAGCTGTGGATATTGATGCAAAAATTTCGTTTTACGGTAAATGTGCCGTAACAGTTTATTTTGCCTAGACATATGTGCAAATAAACGAGCAGGTTAAAAAGTAAGTTCTTTGACATTTTTGGTTTTGTAAGCAGATAGCCTGCTTTAAATCAGCCCTGATTGACTTGGAAGCCCTAACGTAAAGACGAGGGTGACAAGGCGCAAGTGTTTATTTATTGTCATAATTTCTGCAATGTAATATACGTATTTGATCAAAATATGATTTGCGAAGTAATAAAGTTTCGAGACTAACTGCCTGGCATCCAGACTTTCCTTTGGTTGCTCCTGTGCCATTAAATGTTTTTCTCATCTCTATCATTATTTCACACTGTTTTATTTTTATTACCAAATAAGGAAGTATGCGTGGGCACAAATGCGAAAGCAATTCGCCGCTCACTATCCATCTATATACTGGTCGTCTTGAATTTTTAGGTGTTTGTTTATGGGTATATTTATTAACCCTTCCGCCGAAAGTTAAATGCAACCATTTTATTAGGTTTTCATCAGTATTGGTGACTTCCATATTGGTTTGATAGTGTAGTGTGCCAGTTTTTGCATTGGAACTAAAATTTCCAATATATATACTGCCTTCGCCATCGATAATGCCTGCCAAATATGCAAGGTCAGTTGGTGTATATTCTTTTAATATATTTGCATTATTTTTCATATTTATTTCCAGATAGAGGGTGTATTTACATTGTATAACAAATTAAATAAATGTATAGCGTGAGAGACTTAGGCGGGTAGACACCATTTGGTGAAGCGAAAGTCCGATCCCGTAAGAGACTATGGGAATGAGGAATAACAAGACTCATCGCCAATTAGAAATTATTGGTCAAAAAAAGTAACAGAAAATGTACATTGCAAAACCAAGATCCAGTTCTAAATGAATGTGCAGCCCGTCTAGGTGTTTCGCTTCGTCAAACAGAAGATCAGTTGACGCGTGATATGTTGGCATCAACAGCATCATTTATAAACTGTACTGGTGGCGTCAATGGTGATACACCAACCGAAATTACGCGTTCAGATGTAGACACGATTGTAAGAGCTTTATTGAACAACAATGCTTATACAATTATGGATAACATTGAGGGTGAAGATAAGTTTGGTACTGCACCAGTTCGTAATGCTTACTTTGCTTTATGCTCTACTCAATTAACAGGAAACCTAGATAACGTTTCAGGATTTATCCATCAGGCCCAGTATCCTGCTCCAATGAATGTATTGAGATCAGAATGGGGCGCAATAGGAAATCTTAGATTCTTAATATCTAGTATCGGTTCTGTTTCTGTTAATGCTTCTGCACTGGGAAATAATGTTTACAATATTTTCTGCGTAGGTATGGAAGCATATGCTTGCATAGAGCAAGATGGGTATTCGGCATCATTTATTTATCGACCACCTATATACGATGGCCCATTGGCATTAAATGCTTCAGTTGGCTATAAATTCGCAGAGGTTCCTAGAATCACTAACGATTTATGGGTATTAAATCTTCGTGCCACTTTAGCAACTTAAGGAGAAAATATGGACGGAACTATTTTAGGGCAAGGTACATTTATTGCACCTGCTACTATTGCTAACATGGTAATCGCTATTCCTAGTGGGGTAGATTGGTTATCGGTTAGAAACTTTACTCAAGCAGGAACTATTGGTGGGGTTGCCGCGGCTGGTAATGAATTCTACTGGCAGCGTGGGATGCCTATTGGAACAGGTTTTGTGAAATTCTATGATGATGGATCTGCTATTCTTAGTGGTGATACATTATTATCTGGCGGATTTACCCTTTATGATCCATCTGGCTCAACTCCAGGTGCATTACCGTTGCTTTCAGCATCAGTTGTAACTACTGCTATTACTAACGCTACCAGACCACTTGTAAACACTGCATCTACTGCAGGTATATCAGTTGGTACGATGGTTAGGTTATCTACGCAATCAGGTGATACTCAAATTGCTGGTCCAGTTACTGGAATTGATTTTGTAGTCGGTGCAGTTGTTGCAAATACAAGCTTTACTTTAGGTACTGCTTCGAGTGCATTAGCTAACGCTGTTGGTTCAACTACTGGAACAGGGCATTATAGAATTGTTAATTACAATCCTCTTTTCTATCCAAGAACGCGTACGATTAGTAATATTACTCAAGCAACTAATGCTCAAGTAAGTACTACTATTGCTCATGGATTAACTCCTGGACAAGAGATTCGTTTTAATATTCCAGCTGTTTCTGGTATGACTCAATTAAATCCAAACCCATTAAATAATAATTTCCCAACAGGAAATATCGCTAACGCTATTATTTTAACCGTGGTTGATGACTATAACTTTACTATAAACATAAACACCACAACCTTCACTGCATTTACTTTCCCAGTAGTGACCCAGCAACCATCTTCATTCCCTGAGGTTACTCCTTTTGGTGAAGATACTGCTACTTCATTATCGGTATTGGGTGCTCAAGTTCCTACTATTGGAGGTCAACAGATCTTTAATACAAACACAGGTCTCTTAGCTGACTCGACTGTTAATACAGGCGTACTTGGCATGATCTTGGGAACAGGTGGTCTTGGAGCTATTTCTGGCGCGGCTATAACAGGTCCTGCCGGTACAACTACAGGTGACGTTATTTATTGGGTAGCTGGTAAGTCTACATACGGCGGTTCTTAATAAATAATATTTAACAATACTAATGAAACTAATATGGGTGCATGCACAGCACCCATATGTAAGGAGAAAAACATGGCATTAGCGATTAAAGCGGGACATAAATTAAGCCCAGCAATGAAAATGCAGCGTGATAGAGACAGAGAAATAGTCCGTGGAATATTCACTTTTCATGAAGTTCCAGGTGGTCAAATGAGTTTCTCTTATAAATATTATGATGGGGATGAAGTAGAAACTTATACCATGATAGATGGAGAAACTTATTCTGTTCCAAGGGGCGTAGCTCAGCATCTTAACAAGAATTGTTGGTATCCTTTACATCATTTTGCTATGGATGCAAATGGAAAACCGATAGCTAAAATAGGCCAAAAAGTACGTAGATGTAGCTTTAATAGTTTGGAATTTATGGATGGAGATGATTTCATTGGTGGAGGTAAGCCTTTGGTATCAGTAGAGCATCTAGGAACCTAAATGTATATACCCTCTTTTGCGCAGAAGTTCCCTGTTTATCAACCTGCAATGAGAGTTATAGCTAATATTACCAATTCATTTCCGGTAACAATTACTACTACATTTAATCACCAATATGTAACTGGATTAATTGTAAGAATAGATGTGCCACTAGGATTGGGTATACAGCAATTAAATCAGATGTTTGGTCC